ATGTGGGCGACAGAGTCACATATGGTAAATATGCTGGCCAGAAGCTCGTAATAAATGGAGTCAAATTGTTGTTACTCAATGACGACGAGATCACATCGATCTTGCCTGAGGGTGCCAACATAACGACTTATGTCTAGGCGATAACTTGGAGACGCCACCATGGAAAAAGCACTTGAAGAAATTCAAAAACAAATAGATAACTTTAAATCAGATGATGAAGAATTCGAGATTGAGGTTGAAGAAGAGGCTCAAGAAAAAGTTGCAGAGCAACCAGAGGAGCCAGAGCATTCTCCTGAAGAACAAGAGTTTGGAGAGGGAGAGTACAGCAACAAAGTCCAAAAACGAATTAAAAAGCTCGTGGACCAAAGGCGAGAAGCAGAGCTGCAAGCTCGTGGCTATCAAGAGCAGATGGCTCAACTGCAGTCTCGTCTTGAACGATTGGAGCAAGGCAACACTCATCGTGCTGAAAATGAGTTTAATCAGCGTTATGAGCAAACTAAGCAAGCCTTGGCACAAGCTGTTGAAAATGGCGACACACAAGCACAGTTGAATTTCACTGAGCAGTTAGCAGATATGCGTGCTGCAATACGTGTTGCTGAACTACAACGCCAAGTCCGAACACAGCAGTCTGCATCGCCCACAGTTGGTCGTGCACAACAGGCTGCAGCAGCACCTGCACCACAAAAAGCAATGAGTTGGTGGGAAAAGAACAGATGGTTCAACTCTGCTGGCTTTGAGCGTGAAACTGCTGCAGCGCGTGCGATTGACGTCCAATTAGACCTCGAAGGATATGATAAAAACTCCGACGAGTACTATGAAATATTGGATAATCGTTTACAAAATGTTTTTCCCGAGCTAAAATCAGATCAGAGTAAGCCTGCACCTAAGACTAGAAGCAGAGCACCAGTCGCCCCAACTGCTGGCGGGTCTCAGCGAGCTTACAAAGGTAACAGGGTTCGTCTTACGCAAGATCAACTCAGGATGGCAAGGGAACTTGGCATAACAGATGAAAAAGGTCTCAAGCAATATGAGCGCGAGATCCGTAGTCAACAGAGGAACTGATCATGGCACAAGCTAGAAACGTAAGGGCAAACGAATCCCGACCAGAGATCCGTGCGGAAGAGGCAAGGCCAGAAACTGCATGGAAACCACCATCACTGTTGGACGCACCTGATCCTCGCCCAGGAATGGTTCAACGGTGGATTGCTACCTCGATTCAGGGTAGGGATAATCCAGACAACGTATACAAACGTATGCGTGCGGGCTGGGAACCACGCCCTGCTGATACTGTGAAAGATAAGAGATTCCCAACTATCAATCATGGACAGTGGGCAGGCTGCATTGGCGTTGAGGGTATGCTGTTGTGTGAAATGCCAGAAGAAAAGTATCATTCTATGAAAGATTACTATCGTGGCAGAAATGACAGTCAAAACCAATCAATCCAAGGTGAGCTTGATGCGTTAGGCAGGAACGCTGGGCTACCTATTCAACAGAATAGGCAGTCATCCGTAAGTCGTGGCCGAGATGTCTCGGTTATGGACGATTGATAAATAGGAGTGTCGAAAAATGGCAAACGTAGATGCCGCATTTGGGTTCGTCCCAGTTCGCCACATGAGTGGTTATGCACCTCGTGCTAACAAGTACACTATTACTTCTGGCCTAGCTGAAAACATTTTCAGCGGTGACGCAGTCATTTTGGCTGCAGATGGTACGCTGCAACCTGCAGGTGCTACAGAAGTAAATGTAATCGGTGTATTTGCAGGAGTTTCATATACTGCTTCTGATGGCTCATATGTTTACAGTGAGTATTGGCCAAGTGGAACTACAGCAACGGATATCGTAGCATACGTCTACGACGATCCCTACACTGTGTTCAAAGTCCAATCTGCAGGTTCACCTGCTCAGACCAACATCGGCAACTGTGCCGATATCGTGGCTGGTACTGGATCAACTTTGACAGGTCAATCTGGCTTTGAAATTTCAGGAACTATGGCGGCAACAGCTGCCCAGTGCAAAATCATTGCGTTGTATGACGCACCTGAGAATGCATTTGGCGCAAACGCTGTCATGGAAGTGCTTTTGAATGAGCACCTTCTGAAAGATTCAGCTGGTATTTAAGAGGAGAATGAACAATGGCAATGAATAGAGCACAATTTGCAAAAATGCTCGAGCCAGGACTAAACACCCTCTTTGGCCTCGAGTACGAAAGCTATCCACCAGAGTGGCAGGCAGTCTTTGAGACTAGCACTTCACAGAAGGCATTTGAAGAAGATGTTCTTTTGGAAGGCTTCGGCAATGCTCCTGTAAAATCTGAAGGTTCAGCAGTTTCTTATGACGCAGCAAGCCAGCAATGGACTGCTCGCTATCAGCATGAGACAATTGCACTTGCTTTCAGCATTACAGAAGAAGCTGAAGAAGATGGTCTTTATGGCTCAATCGCCTCTCGTTACACCAAAGCACTTGCCCGCTCAATGGCTTCGACCAAAGAGATCAAGGCTGCTAACGTATTGAACAATGCGTTCACAGGTTCAGGTGTAACTGGTGGTGATGGCGTCACACTGTGTAATACTGCGCACCCGACTCGTTCTGGTAATCAGGCTAACACACTGACGACTGCTGCTGACCTTTCAGAGACTTCTCTGGAGCAAATCCTCATCAACATCGCTGACATGAAGGACGACCGTGGTCTCCGTATTGCAGCACAAGGTACAATGTTGGTTATTCCAACTGCGTACACTTTCGTTGCTGAGCGTCTGCTTGAGTCTCAGTTGCGTACTGCAACAGCAGATAACGACATCAACGCGATTCGTTCTGGTGGCTACCTGCCACAAGGCTATCACGTTATGCGTCGTCTGACTGATTCAGATGCATGGTTCGTCATGACTGACGTTCCTGATGGTCTGAAGCACTTCCAGCGTTCTCCATTGAAGAAAGGCATGGAAGGCGACTTTGAAACTGGGAATGTCCGCTACAAGGTGCGCGAGCGTTATTCGTTCGGCTTCACCGACTGGCGCGGTATCTTCGGTTCTGAAGGAGCATAATGATAGGGGGAGCTTCGTGCTCCCCTTTTTATCCCTGACTGCTTCGGCAGACACTAGCCACGACAGGAGATGATGACATGGCTTTTACAACTTTCTCAGGACCAGTTCGGTCTGAGCGTGGTTTCACAGCGAAAGGTTCAAACTCAGTTGTTGAAATCACAGCAGAAACAACTCTCACATATAACGATCATGTTGGTCGTATCATTGAAGTAAATGATGCCGATGGTGCAGTTACACTGCCATCAATCACGACAGACACAATCGGTGCTGTTTACAAATTTTTTATCGGAACGACTGCTTCTGATCTTGACATCAAAACTGATGGCACAGATAAATTTGTAGGAAATCTGGTTCTGGCTGCAGCGGCAACTTCACAGGCTCGTGGCTTCGCTCCAGGAGCGACTAACGACGTGATCTCAATGAATGGCACTACAACAGGTGGCATCGCTGGTTCTTATTTAGAAGTCACAGCACTAGCGACAGCAGAGTACTTGGTCACGGGTGCGCTACTTGCTTCTGGAACTATTGCAACTCCATTTGCTGACGCATAAGGAGTAGGTCATGGCTGATATCGTATCTACAACTACGATAGCCGACAACCCTAGAGAAGCTGTGTTTGCTTTTCAATATCAGTACGTCGATACTGGTAACGAAAGTGCGGTCACTAAGATCGATGTATCGTCTTTGGTAACAAGCTCAAATGGCGATACATGCACAGGTGTTAGGATACTTGAATGTTGGTGGATCATACAAGGCTTGACTGTTGAGGTTCTGGCTGACGCCACTACCGATGTGATCATATTGCACTTGGCTGAAAATCAACAAGGTTACCACAGCTTTGAAAAGTTCGGTGGACTCCCAGCGAGCTCTTCATATGGCACTAGCCCGACTGGTGATATCAAATTCACCACAACAGGTTCTGCTGCTGCTGGAGATTCTTATCAAGTAGTTCTTAGGGTGGCTAAAGAGTACTAAGGGGAGGCGAATGGCTCAAGTATCATCAATCACAAGAGTTGGCACATCAGAGCCATTCGAACTCCAAGTTGCCAGAGGGCAGATAGGTTGGCACACAGCTTTTTTTAAATATGGCTACAACCCTTTAATCGTAAATGCTAACGAAACAATCTGGGATGTTGGCGGAATCTACGCATATCCAGGGTCTGCAGTGGCAATGACAGCTACAAGCGCAAGTGGTGCAACAGATTCTGGCGTGACGGGGATTATCTTTGGCCTCGACACAGATTATAAAGAAGTTTCTGAAGATTTCACACTTGATGGTTCGGGAACTTACACAACCACACAAACATTCTTGCGAGTTTTCAGAGCTTACATTACAGGATCAACAGCTCCTGCTGGGAATATCAATATAGCGAATGGCGGAACGACCTATGCACGTATAACTGCTGGTGAAAATCAGACTTTGATGGCAGTTTACACAGTCCCTGCAGGAAAAACACTGTATATTACCCAAGGAGTTGCTACTCACGGTACAGATACTTCTGGTGCTTTTATGACTGTGCGGTTTATGGTCAGGAATCAAAGTTCTGTTTTCAGAACTGCTGTTAAAGTTGACATAATAGGTGGTGAAATATTGTTCCCATTCAATTCACCTTTGAAAATAACAGAGAAATCTGACATTGAAGTTCGTGCAATATGTAGCAAAAACCAGAATAATGCTGTTGGTGCCACATTTGAAGGCATAATTATTGAGGAAACTGTATAATGGCTACTTCAGGGACAGTCGCTTTCCGACCAGATGTTGAAGAGATCGTTACAGAGGCATTCGAAAGAGTTGGCATAGATGAGCAAACTCGCACAGGTTATCAGTCTCTTGCTGCAAGGAGAAGCTTAAATCTGCTTTTCAGCGAGTTTGCTAACAGAGGAATCAACTACTGGGCTGTCCAGAACAACACTTTGAGCCTAACATCAGGGACAACAACATATACTTTGCCTGTTGGAACCATAGATTTGATTGATGTTGTCGTGCGAGAAACAGTTGGCGGGACTACAAGCGACACAGTTGTTAATAGAATCAGCATAGAAGATTACAANCAGCTACCAAATAAAGCATCGACAGGAAGGCCAAGCCAATATATGCTTGATAAACAGTACACTCCTGTCGTTTATGTTTGGCAGGTGCCAGACACTAACAGCTATAGCCTCGTATATTGGTCCATAAACCAATTAGAGGACGTTACGGCAGGAAATCAAGATGCAGACATACCTTATCGCTGGTCTGATTGTATTTGCGCAGGGCTGGCTGCAAAATTGGCCTTGAAATTCCAGCCTGATAGGTTCCAACTCTTGAATGAAGTTTACGAACGAGCTTTTGAATTTGCGGCATCAACTGACAATGATGGTGTTTCAATGAGAATCAGACCAACAGGATTGAATCTTGGCTAGGGGTGCTAGGCGCGCAAAAGGCAAGCGATCATACGCTATATCCGATCGCTCTGGCTTCAAAGTCCCATACAAGTCTCTGAAAACGACTTGGGATGGCTTGCGTGTTGAGCCAGAAGATTGGGAACCAAAACACCCACAACTTACTCCTGCCAAGAATGTAATTGATGCGACAGCTCTTTTCCAACCTAGGCCAGACAACGACCCTGAGAATGTTGATATTTTTTATGGTTATAATTATGATCCTTTTATAGATCCAAGGGAGAGGCCACCAGTAGGCATCCCAGGATTTTCAAGAATCGGTTTTGTTAACATAGAGGGATCAGAAGACGTAACTGGGGTCGCAGGGACTGGAGCTATAGGTTCTTTCTCTCTTGGCGTCATAGTTACAGGTGTAGCAGGCACAGGAGAAATAGGAACTGCAACTCCTAACACAGTGACAGAGCTTGATGTCACAAGCGTAACAGGCACAGGTGCATTGGGTTCTGCTTATGCTAACCCAGACATATCTGGAGCTTCGGGAACAGGAGCGACAGGAACTGAAGTTGCCGAGTCTGAAATCACAGAGACAAGTGTATCCGGCACAGGTGCTGTTGGAACTTCAACCCCAGAGTCTGAAATCACAGAAACTGGCGTAGCAGGCACAGGTGCAGTAGGAACCGAAGTACCAGAATCAGAATCAACGCCATCAGGCGTAGCAGGCACAGGTGCTATTGAAGGTTTTGGAATCGAGGGTGATGGTGTCCTTCAAGTATTAGTCACAGGTGTAGCAGGCATCGGTGCGACAGGAACAACAGGCTCTGAAGTTGCTGAATCTGAAATAAGTGAAACAGGACTTGGTGGAACAGGTAACATTGGAGCTGTAAACATCCAAGTGGATTACGGATGGGGTGAAGGAACTTGGAGCGAAGACGTTTGGGGTGAATGATGAATTATACGACACTCGTTGCTAACATACAAAATTTTATGGAAGATGATTCAACAGAACTCCAGAACTCTATTGATCAAATCATCAGCCAAGCAGAAGATATGATATTTCAACGTCTTCCCAGCCTACCTTGCTTCAGACAAACAACATCAGCAACGATGGTTGTTGGAACAGCAGACTACACAGTTGCTGACGCCAGAATGATACGTCAAGTTTCTTTTACGAACTCTGGCAACGAGACTTATTTAGATCACAGGATTGATTCCTATCTTAGGGATTATTGGCCAAACTCCTCAACAACAGGAACGCCAAGAATATACGCAACTAAAAATGCAACAACTTCCGGCACAGTCATAACGATTGCGCCAACACCAGACTCTACATACAGCTACACAGTTGATTACATTGCACCAGAGACAGGTTTGTCTTCTGGCAATGCTAACTCTTGGATAGGTGATCATGCAGAGAATGTCCTTTTGTCTGCTTGTTTATATGAAACTTCTGCTTTCCTAAAAGCTGGAGAAACACTAAACTTGTATAAACAGCAGTTTGATGAGGCTGTCCAGCTATTCCAGCAAGAGATGGCTAGAAACTATAGTGCTGAGTATAACGGAGGCATATAATGGCTATCACTCAAGCAATGTGTACCAGTTTCAAAGAAGACTTGTTCCAGAAAGAACAGGATCTTGACACTGATACTATCAAAATCGCTCTCTACACTTCTTCCGCATCTTTGGATGCAGCTACAACAGCTTACACCACATCAGGTGAAGTTGCGAGTGGT